ACGTAGGTTACCAGCGTGACTATTGATAGAGTTCATCCATGATTCCATCGCATTGCGAATTGTGAAATCTTCATCATTGATGATCTGTAACGTCCAGTCAGTAAAGGTACGGTTACCAGCAAACTTTAATTCACGACCAAAATAATACAGAGGAACAGTACCGATTGTTGCACCAGGTAACTGAGCCGACTTAGCTTGAAACGTGGCTTTTTGACCTGCTGCTGTACCGCCTGCTGCAATAGTTGGAAATACGAGAGAGACCTGAAATAGATTAGGACGGGCTCCGTCACCAATCATATTTGATCTGAATTCTGCTACATTAAATGCCATTTTTTTCTCCTATTCGTTGAATTATTTATTAAGTTCTACCAACGATTTCAGTAAAATCTACACCAGTTCTAACTGCTACGAAACTCAACTGAATGAAGTTGATGGCACGAGCAGGTTTGATATAGATGTCGCCAACGAATTGATTGGAATCAATGACTTGTGGTGTATTATTTGTTGTATCACAAACAACACGGTAGTCATAGATACCACGGCGACCTTGAATATCACGGAGGAAAGGTGTAACTAATGCAACAAATTGGTTGCGTGTAAATTCGTCATTGAATTCAAACAATGAGAACTTGGCAGCTGTAGAGATTGCTTTCTCTAATACAATAAACAATCTGCGGACGTTGATACGGTCGAATGCAGATGGTTTAGTTTGTAAGGTTTTGTCACCAAACAATACAGTACCTTGGCCAGGGAATGTTCCAACTGGATTGATACCGATGGCGTATAAAGAATCTCTTTGTGTCTTGGTTGGATTCCAAGATAACTTAGTAACATTCTTTAGATTGCCACGATTAAATCCTGCTGGTGAATACCATGGATCACGAACTGAATCTGTATACACACAGGTACCGGCTATGTCACCATTTAATGGAACATAACGATATGTGTTGTTATACTTGTCAAACATATACTTCCAACCAGAATCAGCAACAGCATAAGATGTTGAACGAGCCAACGCTGTATGCCACGTTACGATATCATCAACTTCTGAACCAGAGTTATTAACAACGGTAGAAGCAGGAGGCGATACGAATGCCATACAATCTTTACGAGCATTGGAAATATTGTCAATAATATATTGTTGAGTTGCACTTCCAGCATCACCAGCCAACACTAAAGAAATATCGACTGCATCTGGATTTACAAATAAAGCATAAGCTGTTTGTAATTCAGAATCGGTTGGAGTAGATTCAACACCACCACCTAATGAAAGTGTTGTTGATGTTGCAACTGTGGCATAATTTGTATTAGCCAAAGCATCACCCCATGTTGAATTGGTTGTAGCGTAACTTACTGGATCAATAGCATAAACATACTTTGATTTATTGAAAATTACATTCTTGTAATAGTTTGAATTACCTAAAGAATCGGTAGCATCTAAACCTTTAGAGAGGTATGGATAAACTTCCAATACTGTATTTTTGATACCAGTAAACAAACCACCAGAATCAACAACTACAACGTGAATTTCGTCATTAGCGGCACCAGCGGCAGCTGCTTGAGCGGACGTTCCTGGAGCACTATTGAAATAAGAAGATACTCCAACAGAATTAATGTTCCATGTGCTAAAGTTACCACCAGCATCAAGAACGGATACTGTAAGAGAGTTTCCAAGAGCACCTGGATAACGTGCCATAAAAGCGCCGTAAGCATTACCATTGCTGTTATTCAAATACGAAGCTTCAAAAGTATCTTCGTTATCAACAGCAATTTGTGTAGCACTAGAATTTGCGCTAGCGTTTTTAGCACTAGGACCAATAGCACGAGCTACTTTAAGGTTATTACCGTAAGCTAAGAAGCTTGCAGCAGTGAAAAACGAAGCGTAAGTATTTGCATCTGGCTTACCAAATGTTTTAACTAAGTTGACTTCATTTTCAACAGAAATTATTTTGTTTCCTGGACCCCATACGAATTTTCCAGCAAATGCACCGGCCGTAGTCAGAACTGAAGGTACAACTGTCGTTAAATCGACTTCAGATACGTTTACGCCTGGAGAGATTTGAAATGCCATTTGTTATCTCCTTGATATTGTTTTGTTTTGGTTACTAAGATACCATGTTAATATTTATGAATAGTCACTTTTATAGATTTTTTAAGGTATCCCTAATGAAACCTGAATAAATCTCATCGCCATTTGCAACTTCCCAAAGGTCACCGTCCATCACTTCAAAATTATGTTGTCTACCATCTTCAATAATAGGTGCCGGTAAAACCTCCTCATCCAGCTGGTTCATATTCTCCAACTGAATTTGTTTTCTTATATCATGACTTACGATTTCTTTAAAGTATTTTTGTGTGGCTGCCCAAGCAAAAACAACTAAAGTCATCACTAAGTCATCATTTTCACCATCTTCGGCCGCAAAAGATGTTTTGTTTGCGGTAAAAGTGGTTAATTCAGATATTGTATCGAAATCAGGTATTAATAGTTTGTTGCTTTCAACTAAAGTTTTGAGGTTGGAACAACCAACTCGTTTAACAGCAACCGACATTTTGAGTCCCATTTGGACTCCACGACCAAAACCTGAAGATAATTGTTGTGGTTTTTTGTTTCCTGTAAATATTTTCCAAAGATTCTCATACTCAAAATCTTGGTGTATGATATCCGCTACCTGTGGATTATTATTTATCTCTACCAAAATGTAAGCCTCATTATACATTTTGGCTGCATTGACAATCACCGTTGGAAATAGTATTGGTGATATCGATGAACTCTTATATGTTGCCACTTGCCTGTATGGTGTGGTTGATATATCAATTATTGAAAATGCTGAACTATCTAAGTTTCTACCCTCTGAAACATCCACACAAATACAATAGAGGTGGTCTTTGGTTGATTCATCATCTCCTTTGACTGGATATTCATAGATTTTCATCTTATCGTGTTCAGCCATAGGTTCTTTATATGTCATTGACTGTAACTTAGTACCAGAAATAAGAGTATTGGTTGAACCTAAAAATTCTGTTTCGAACTCTTGGCGGAACTGGTGTTCAGATGTGTTTCGTATTGTTTCTTCTTTCCAGTTTTCGTCACGACCTGGTACCATCGACCAATGAACTTCAAACGGAACATAATTGTTTTTCTTATTGATGGCATCTGTCCATATCTTATAGAACAGATTCATACCATTGGGTGTAGAAACAATAATAATTTTTGTTCTTGTACCAGCGGTAATAACTGGATATACAGAAGTGAAGAATTCGGTAGCAATATTGGATGGTACGAAAGCAAACTCGTCTAAGAATACAATGTTAAACGAACCAGAACGAGCCGCTGAGGATGATGTGGAGGAGGCGATAATGACCGAACCATTCTCTAGTTCTACTCGACCTTTATTCCACTCAACCACGCCTTGCTGTAACCACATGGGTAGATTCTCATAGGCTAACTGTAACTTACCAAGAATGCCACGAGCTGTTTCACCACGGTTGGCTAGAACGGCAATCGATTGTGCGTCTTGAAAGAGTATTGTCCAAAGAAGATATGCTACTGTTGTAGTAGTTTTACCAACCTGCCGTGGACATTTCATAATCGTAAAACGATTTTTGTGAAATGTCTGTATCATATCTTTTTGAAAATCATACATTTTAAAATCGGTTACACCTTCATCTAGTGTAATAATTTTAATGTATTTGGCGAAATAGATAGGATCCCTAGAACATTTGATGTATTCATCAACTTGTTCTTCGGTAAAATTGACTTGAACACCTACTCGTTTGAGTAGAGGATTATCACGGTAAGATTCTTTATTCTTTGCCGGCATTATTCTTCAACAGTTTACTTAATTCAGATGTTGAACCAACAAAAATGGCTTTATCAATATTGGTACCAGTATTTTTTTTCTTTTCTTCATCCATGTCACGCATTTGTTTTTGTATGGCTAATAGTTCTTTATTGGCATCAACCATATTTTTTAATAATGTACCATATACTTCAAATGCTCGTGGATGCTGACCAGCTTTGGCTATGTTTAGTATTTCTTCCATAGCATCATGACCTTGATCTATGATTGCCTGTAGATTTTCTTTTGATTGTTGATAAGCATCCGTTAAATCCTGTTTTAGATCAGGCTCATTATATTTTGTAGACAATACGGGAAGTTTTTCTTTTTTATCTTCTGATATTGGAGTTACATCAAATACATCCGCTAAATTTTTATTTAAATCATTCATATAATTAATCTCTAATTGCAAAAGTAATTTGTGATCCAGTTTGAACCTGAGTCCAAGTTGTTTCTGTTCCTACTTGAACTGGACTTGCAGGCTCTCCAGGACCGTTGGTTCCCAATTGGCCAAAACTATTTCTTCCCCAAGTCCATAAAGTGCCATTGGTTTTGATGGCTGCTGCATGATAATAAGATCCCATACTAATTAAATTCCAACTTGTTCCCGAAACTTGTGTTGGACTAGATTTACTTTCATTACTACCAATTCCTAATTGTCCAAAATGATTTCTTCCCCAAGTCCACAATGTACCATCGGTTTTAATGGCACCCATTAATCTAATTCCTGCGTCTATCTTTGACCAGTTAGTTCCTGTTCCTACTTGTGTTGGAGAATTAACATATCCGGTATCCACATTTAATCCTGTTGCTCCATATATATTGGGACCCCAAGTCCATAAAGTACCATCTGTTTTAATGGCAGCAGAAGCATAATCCGAAGAACTTATTAACCAATTTGTTGATGTTCCTAATTGTGTTGGACTGCTTCGATACCCAAGTATTCCACCAAAGTAATAATCGCCATAATTATATCCCCACATCCATAATGTTCCATCGGTTTTAACTGCAGATACCACACCAGTTCTATTATTATTAATATGCGACCAATTTGTTGATGTTCCCACTTGTGTTGGACTAGAACGATGTGTTGCATCATTAAGTCCTAATTGGCCTGAACCGTTATATCCCCATGACCATAATGTGCCATCTTGCTTGATTGCAAAATATCCATAACTTGAAGTTCCAACTTTACTCCAATTTGTCAATGCACCAATTTGAACTGGACTAGACCTGTAATCAAGCGTTGTTGTGTTTAATCCTAATTGGCCAAAATTATTATTTCCCCATGACCATAATGTGCCATTGGTTTTGATTGCCAATCCACCAAAATAACCTTCGGCTACTTTACTCCATCCTGCAGTTGATCCTACTTGTGTTGGACTGGATCGACTAATATTGTCATTGAGTGCAAGTGCACCTGTAAAATTTCGTCCCCAAGTATATAATCCACTTGTTGATGGCGGCGGTGGAGGTGGTGGAGGTGGCGGTGATGGAGGTGATGGAGGAGTATAATTATCGTCAGTAATAGCAACAAAATGTGTTGATCCACTACTTAACTGAGACCATTTAGTACCTGTTCCTACCTGAACTGGACTGGACCTATAAATTGGCCATAGATTTAATCCTAACTCACCGTAATCACCATATCCCCACGACCATAAAGTACCATCAGTTTTAGTAGCTGCACTAATGGTAATTCCTGGATTTCTTCCAATACAAACTTTGTTCCACGTGGTGCCTGCTACCTGTGTTGGACTAGATCGTTCAATTTTATCATTAAGTCCTAATTGGCCAAGAGAATTATATCCCCATGACCATAAAGTACCATCAGTTTTAGTAGCTAAAATATGATAGTCACCTTGAGAGAGTTCATTCCAATTTGTTCCTGTACCTACTTGTGTTGGACTGGATCGATCAATTCCATCGTTAAGTCCTAATTGGCCATTATTGGCCCCCCATGACCATAATGTATCATCAGTTTTGACAGCTGTTGATGAACTAAAATTTGCACCAATATTTTTCCATGTATTGTTTGTTCCTATTTGAACTGGACTGGATCTTCGATCAAGAGGTCCACCAGTATTTAATCCTAACTGAAATTGTTGATTATCTCCCCATCCCCATAAAGTACCATCAGTTTTAATGGCTAATATAGTTTGACTACCAGCACTAATTTTACTCCACGTATCTGTTCCAATTTGAACTGGACTGGATTTATCAATTCTATTGTTTTGTGCAGTGCCACCAAAATCAGCTGAACCCCACGTCCATAACGTACCATCAGTTTTAATTGCAAAAAAAAGATTTGGAGCTGCATATATTTTACTCCAATTCGTATTTGTTCCTACCTGTGTTGGACTGGATCGAGCAATTGTATCATTTTGAGCTAATGAACCAAAATAATCGATTCCCCAGGTCCATAACGTACCATCAGTTTTAATCGCTGGTCCATAATTTTGTTGTTCCTGTGGGAATTACTACGGCTGCAGCTGACCGAATTGCTGATGCAATGTTTGTCACCATAACCATAATGGCACTCATTATACCACTCCTGTACCATTAATAAACCAAGTATTTGCTGCGACCTGAATTAGTGTTGCCATGCCATATGTTGTGATAATTCGTGAAGCACTTGTTGTATTACCAGCAAGATATAATGATACGCCAGTATTTGGAGATACGGTTACGTTTGCACTTGATGTTGTTTGAGAAATGACCATAATGGTTGCACCATTTGGAAATACTCTTTGACCTGCATTTGGAATGTATAATGTTGAATTTGTTGCCTGTGTATAATAAATGTGTTTACCAGCGTCAGTTAATTGTAATACATAGTCTGATGTTCTGGCATTTTGTGGAACAGTTTGAGCTGCTGCATCAATATTTGCATTTGCAGTATTTAATGCAGATTGTAAATATGTTATTTGTGCATTTTGACCAACATTTACACCTTCAATAATTGTCAAACGAGTATTTTGACTAACATCCACACCTTGTAAAATTGTTATGTTGCTTGTTGCTGCATTTGCAGTTGTTCGAGCATATTCATCTACACTAATTCCAACACCAGTATTTGCTTTATCAAAAGCAGCTTGTGCTAAAACATTGGCCGAGTTTGCTTTATCAAATGCACCTTGTGCTTTGGTATCAGCTATTGTAATATTGGCATTCTGTGTTAAATCAACGCCTGCAATATACACGGTGTTACCAGATATACCAGATAGATTTGCTGAAGTAATATATCCGTTTGGATTAGAAGAATCGTATGGAGTAAAACCAAGAGCAGTTACAACATTTGCACTTGTTAATGTTAATGAACCACCTAACACTAGAGCACCAGATGTTGTAATTGTTCCAGTTAATGTTAAACCACTAACCGAACCAGAGCCTTCTACATTAGTAACCGTACCAGTATTATCTGTGTAATTATTTGGATTTGATGCATTATACGGAGTATATCCTAATGCAGAAGTAATTTGACCAGAAGTAATTGATGTAAGATATGTGTTTGTATCTAATGCCCAATTATTGGCTGATGTCTTTTTTAGAAAACCACTAGTGCCGCTTAATGCTGCTATAGCTGATAAGTCTGCATCACTAGATTGCAGTGAAGCAACTGAAGTGTATAACTCTGTAAAATTTTCATTTGTTTTAACAAATGATGCTCTTATCGTATCGCCTGTACCATCATTTGGTAAAGTACCTACATTAATTGTTTGTTTTGCCATTATTAACCCCAAGTGCCGCCAGTAAAGTTTATATATCGCCAAATATTATTAGCACCATTTGTATAATCTTCTACACAACGATAAAGTTTATCATTATCAATTGCAATTAATCCTGCTTTATCGCCTGGATCACCTTTAGAAGTTAAAGGTACTGGAGTGTGCCATTGTAATACAACACCATCAACAATAAGATTGCCTGTAACTGTTAAATTATTTGCTGTTATTCTATTACTAGAAATAGCGTTTGAAGAAGTTATTGTGTTTGTTACAACTAAATTACCTGTTACGGTACCACCAGTTGTTGACAATCTTGTGTTGGCTGTTGCAAGTGAACGACCACCAGGAGTTACACCATCATGAATTGTTAGTGTTTGATTGGTGGTGTCAATAATTATTTCACCATTGGCACCAGTTATACCTGCCAGAGTTGCTGCACTATAACGTTTGAATTGTAATGTTCTAGACATTTTAATTACCTTTATTGTAAATCTGTTATTTTTTCTTGTTCTATATGTAGGTCATCACGACCAACTTGTGTGGTTAAATCTCCAGCAAAATTATCTGGTAAAGTATTTGTTTCTACAATATTTGGTGATTCTGATATTTGAACTGTTGCAATATATGGTGTATCAACATTGGCGTCTGTTGGCATCGGTGTTACATCTATTTGAGCCCGTTTCTGTGACTGCGGAACAAACGATGTGAAAGCATAATTTGCATTAGAGATTGTGGATTTTATTGGCAAATCAGAAGTAAAATTACCATTAATGTTTTGTAGTCGCAAAGTGTTATTATCAAAATATACAACCTTACCTGTTGCTACTGCCATTGGCGCAGAGTATCCTTGATAAACAGTTTCACCTACTTGATATGTGCCTAAACCAGAATTTGGATTAATTGTAAATTCAATAATCTCACTCTCAGTTAATTTGGTGAAAATAGAAGTAATCGAGTGGGTAATAACTCCGCCTGTGTCTGACACTTTACCAAAAACAAAACCTTTTACTGTAAAATTCAATGTCCAAATAATCATACGAGTTTCACTATCTTTACTGCCTTCGTATTGAATTTCATTTGTCGTTGAATTCAGTATGACTGGTATCTCTTTAATAATACCCATCTCAGGTATTAAATTTAATTTGATTGTATAATCTGGTGCAAAAAACGGAAGTATGTGTTCTATAATTTGTGTACCATCTTCTATATTACGAACATAGATATACAAATTAAAATCAAAATCATAAGGCACAGGATTATATTGTGAAACTATTCCTGCAGGAGTTTTTGCAAATGTTTTGGTGTTTGTATTTAATTTTCGTGTAACATCATAATTTAAACCAGACATTTCAAAAGACATTCTTGGTAATGTTATTTGAACTTTTTTGTCTAAGTTTGGATCGCCTTCTAATCTTCGAACATACAACTCTTTGGTTGCATAGGTAATTGGCACAAGAAACCGTTGTGCCTCTGTTAAATCTGGATTATAACGGACTAAGGTAATATCTTTAAAAAGATTACCAAAGCCTACAACCAGTTTACGAATTACTCTGTTGTATGAAATAGTGGACATTATATGTTACCAAAAGGATTTGTTTCTGAAAAATCAATAATAGAATTTGCATTTGTTGCAATTAAATTATTATCATATTCTTCACTATAAGAATTATCTTCTAAAGGATTAAATGTGGTGAGTGTATATCGTGCATTACTTGAAGCGCCAATAATTGGTCGACCAACAGCAAATTCTCCAGCAACATTGGTTACGGTTAATGTATTTGATGTTGGTATCCAACTTTGAACAATTGCCACAGCAGTTGCTGTATTTCGAGTATTGCTTAATGATTGATATACAGTTTCTTTTATTGTATATCTTCCTGTTCCAACACCTGTATGTAATGATTGTGTATAGGCATTATTTGTAACCACCAAATCAATATCAGCAACACCAGTATCAATAATCTCTTGTGAGTATTTAAATTTCTCTAGATATAATTCATAAAAATATGGTTGCTTTCTACCCAATGTATGAAAGTCTTTTGCTTGTTCTGCAAATTTAATTTCAAACAGTTCACCAGTACCATTTAAAAATGGCACATAAACTAAATCACCTTCACGTGGTCGTGTAAATGTATTTTGTGGAACTCTTTGCTGAAATGATCTACGAGATACTAATACATTCACATCGTCTTTAATCTCTAAACCAAATTTAGAAAATATATCTTTTTGTCCAATGTAATCGGTTGGATCAGAAGAAAGATACATCTCTAATGGAAATGCAGAACTAAATTTCTTAACTGGATCTTCACCATAAAGTAAATCACGTGCTGCATCATTATCATTTGGTAGATAATAGGCATCAAAGCCCATAATTTTTATGGACTCTACAATTAAATCTTCAATTACATTTTGTTCTTGTTTAGAATTGTAATTGTTAAAGTAAACAGATGTTGGCATTAGTTCATGTACCAGTCTACAGGTAGAGAATAATTATTTTGCATCTCAGTTTCTAGGTCTTTTATTTCTAAAACAGCTTCATCAAATATTTCTTTACCATTTAGTGTTACACCACCAGGCAACTGAACACCAGAAAATTTCTTTAGATTATTTCCCCATGTTCTTTTGATAAGTGCTGTGGCATATTCTTTAACCCATCGATCATTCCATACACGATTGTAAACATCAGGATTAATATTAGCCCAACATTCGGCAACAACAATTGAACCTACTGGAGCGGCTGATCGACCCCATGCCCAATCAATATAAAGTTTTCGCATATGTCTTTGAAAACGAATTGGTACTTCTCCAGAAAACATAATTTCTAAAGAACGTAGATGCTGGTGTGTTAGAGTATAATTGATGTATGAAGCAGAAGTGAAATCATACAATTCATTTAAACGTAATTGATACCGCAAATCAAACATATTGATTGTGGCTTGAGAATCAGTAATTGGAAATATGCGAGTTATACCAACAATGTCTAAAGCATTATTAGCGTCATCTCTTACGTTTGTTAAATCTAGATATTTGTTATTGATATCGGTTTGTGTTATGGCTTTGATATAATATACTTTTTGTAAACCATCAAAATGATAATCTTGCCAGTATTGTAGAGCATCATCAATACGATCCTCTATCTGGTCGTCATCCACGTTAATTTCAATAACAGGAAAACCTAATCTCCTCAAACAATATTCTTTTAATGTTTGTCTATTTGTTACGGCCGGCATATTAATCTCCTATATCAAGGTATTTATACCGTGACATTTAGTTAGTTTTTTAAGACTTTTTGGTAGCCAACATAGTAGCATTACCAGTCCAAACCGTGGTCCATTTTGTATCCGTTCCAACTTGAACTGGACTAGATGCGTTAATGAAAGGAGTATTTCGTCCTAATGCACCACGGCCGTCTACTCCCCATGTCCAAAGAGTACCATCAGTTTTGATGGCAGCCATGGTTTCGGATCCAGTTGAAACCATCAACCAGTTTGTTCCCGTTCCCACTTGAACTGGACTGGATCGATTAATTGTAGTGTTATGTCCTAAAGCTCCGCCATCGTTTCTTCCCCATGTCCATAAGGTACCATCGGTTTTAACTGCCGCAGTAAAAAAAGTGCCTATAGATACATCTTTCCAATTCGTATTTGTTCCTATTTGAACGGGATTTGACCTTTGTTCTTGTGTTCCGTCTCCTAAAGTTCCATTAAAATTATAACCCCATGTCCATAATGTACCATCGGTTTTAATACCTGCACTTGAAAAAATTCCACAACTAATTTTACTCCAACTTGAAGCTACTCCAACTTGTGATGGACTCAAACGAGTGTTTGTATCACCAAGTCCTAATTGGCCAAAACTGTTTTGTCCCCATGCCCACAAAGTACCAGAATTTTGAGTTGCTAATACAGAATAATATCCATTTGAGACCATACTCCAAGTTCTACCACTTGGTGGACTTGCTCCTACTTGCACAGGACTTGATCGGCTCGTGGTGTCATTCTGTCCTAATTGGCCTTGGCCGTTATGACCCCATGTCCACAAGGTACCATTTGTTTTTGTTGCAACAACCGAAAAAGATCCAACACTTATATTATTCCAATCTGAAGAAGATCCAATTTGTGTTGGACTAGAACGATAATTAAATCTATCACCTAAACCTAATTGTCCTCGATTATTATTTCCCCAACCCCATAGTGTACCATCTGTCTTAGTTGCTAATGCTGTGCCATATTCTGTGTTAATATTATACCAATTTGCGTCTGATCCTATTTGAGTTGGACTAGATCGATCAATTAAATCATTTTGTCCTAATACGCCACTCCATGTGCTATCACCATTGGCACCACCCCATGAATATAAATTTGAAGGTAAACTATTAAATGTTATTGTACCATTATTTTTAAAGGTATAGAATTTATATTCACCTGACGTTGAAATGATTGGCTCTCCAATTGCAGCTGCAGTTGTTGATACCGGTAATACACTTGCTGGTATTCTAAAAATTATTACACCTGATCCTCCATTGCCTCCAGGAACAGATCCGGCTGTTGGTTGACCACGACCTCCGCCACCACCACCCGTGTTTGGTGATCCTGCAGTTGCAACAACATCTTTATTACCTCCTGATCCTCCGCCGCCAAGGCCGCCAGATGCAACCGCAGGTGATGCACCAGGATTAAAATATGTATCTGAACCTCCACCACCGCCACCACCATAATAAATTCCAGAATTTGGTGGCCATTGTATTCCAA